CCTTATTACAAAAACTATCACTTTTTAATCAATATTACTACGATATTCTTCCAGTAACCATTCAAGCACCTCTACCTGATGATATAAACCATCTATATTTGATGGATCCATTTTATTCGCATAGCAATCATATACCATGTTACAAAATTTTTAATTCATCTCGTACTGATGAAGTTTACATGGAGTATCGCTCAATCTTATCACGTGCATGTTTTTCATTTCACATAACAGACCTCAATAGGTGTTTCTGCTATTTATTTTCGACAGTAGAAAGAATGGGGGGACAAGGCTATATGCGCTTTCAGGATCGTAAACGAACCTCTTTTCCGAGCAGATAGCTAGCAATGCATTCAGCTTCGGCTCTGGCCAGCCTGTCAAGATTTGCATCATTCAAGAGCCATGCTACGGTTGCTGAATTCGTATGGAAAGAATGCTCCAAAATAAGTCCAGGAACATTTACCGAACGAGCTGCATGAAGAACGCCATAGTAATTATCATTCATCATTCCATCCCCGTTTCTATCGTTTCCTGACTTTCTTGTAACCACTCTGTACCCCTGCTTAGTGCCCATAACATTAGCAATAACAGGTGCAATTTTGCATGCAATCTCTTTGCTGATATCGTCGCATTTAACGGTAATATCGTCCACCAAATGGTAGATAGCTGCGTAATCAATAGCTTCATTCATGCCGCTTCCTACAGCATTTGAATGATCAGAAATGAACAAATCACAACCTTTCGCCATGATTCCTCTGGTATTCAGAGCCAAATCTTTATCCTTATTTGCTCTGGTTGTAATTACTTCAATTCCAAGTGCCTCAAGGTATCGTTTCTGTAAAAGGTGCAATTTCCACACCATGTCACTCTCGTAATATGCTGAATTATTAGGGCATCTGTTATACTTTCCATAGTGCCCTGCGTCGATACATACTCTTTTTGCCATTGCATTATCCTCCTCAATTATATCATATTGCGCAAGATTGAATCTCTCGATGATACTGCATACCTTATCCACATACTTGGTATCAGTAGCGTATCCTCCATCCTTGATAATCTGGACGGCTTTTCTATAATCCTTTTCGCCCTTCAAACCAGCGTATCTCAACTTGGTGCCTTTCATAGCTCCATTAAGATAGCAGGAATGGTCTTTGACGCTTGTTTCCATATCCGGATACATTCTGAAATCTGCTTCGACCTCATATTCATTCCCGGCTTTATCCTGTTCTTTTGTTCTCTTGGTGTATTTTGAGGTTTTATCCCATACACTTTCCCATGTGTTTCCACTGAGTTCACATTTCATGCCGAAGTAATTTGAAGCATTGATTGCTAATTCCGTAGTGCCATATCCAGATTCCAAAATACCTTGTGCTATAGTCACAGAGGCGAGAATTCCACTCGCCTCCATGTCTTTAACTGCACAGGCGCTTATCTTTTGGATAAATTCCTGTTCGCTCATAATTAGACCTCCGATTTGTAAAATCTCTTCCAAATTTCAAGCAAATAATCCCAGCCTTTACAACAAATAATAGCGACGATAAATGCCGCAAACACAACGGCCACCAAGTAATACCACACGAACGCAATGCCAGCATAAGAGATGTAGGCAAAGAATGCGATTACGCAGATAAGAATGGATAGCACCAAAACCTGTAAAGCTGTAGGGATTTTCTTTAAGAATCCAATTTCCTTTGTAAACTCTGTAATTACAGAGATGAGTGTGCAGATAATTGCAACCACAATAAGTAACTGAGATACATTTGATAAAATAATTTCCATGTTAAAAATCCTCCTATTCAAGTTCGTTTTCCACTATAATTTCTCTATCGAGAGCTTTTCTCTCCTTCTCGGCTTTTTGGTATTCTTCAAAAGCTCTTTCGAGATCGCCATTGTGCTCCCCGGTTACAATTGCTTTATGAATCCAAAAAAATAGACGACCCTCGCAATGCTGCAATTTGTCGTCTACAATCATCCGTTTTATCTTTTGGTCCCTCTTCTGATTTTCCTCAGCTTCTCTTTTGCCAAGTTTGTTTTCGATGTATCTGCGAATAAAGAAAAAGAGCAATCCTGTGATACCAGAACCGCCCACAATCGCTCCCACTACTCCAGACACCACCAAAATCTGGATTTCATCTGCACTAATTGTTCTCACCTCCTGTTGCCATTGCGTCTGCCAATCTGTCGAGACTTCCTTGCCCGCCCAGAAGCCAGTCTGCAATATGTTTGATAATTTTGAACATGAGTTTTCACCTCCTTGCATATAGGATTAAAAAAAAGAGCCTTTCGGCTCTATTCTCTCATTGTTCTGTATTCCTCCAAGTTGTCGTTCAGTGCTTTCATTTCTCTTTGTAAGCTCTCCGACACCTCGAAAAAGCCATTCGCATTACGCAAATGCTTTAGCTCTGTTGCGTATGCATTCAGCAAACGCCCCATTTTCGATATGACCTCGTCCTGTTTCTCGACCATATCCATATACAGCTCCAATAGTTCCAGTGTATTATCTCCCATGACTTACTCCTTATTGTGTGTTAATACGAAATCCTCCCACAGCTTTTCCTCGAACCGCTTATTATCTGCGTGCTTCAACATGGCTTTATAGCTCTGGACGGTTTCGTTTGCTTTTGCAAAATCAATTTCATAGTTGTTGTATTTTTCGGCCACCTTTTTCAACTTCCGCTTAATCCGGAGAGTTGTCTGTTTCCGTAGGTTTACATGGTCCGGGAATATGTTATATCCTACGAATTCGCAACCACAATTTACAGGACGGAGTGCTGTTTTCTCATTGAACTGAAGCTTTAACTTTGTCTGCAGAAACTCCTCCAGCTGACTTCTATACTCTTTCAGCTTATCCTTATCGGTATGCATGATAATGATATCATCCATATACCGGATGTACTTTTTTATTCCCAATGTCCGCTTGGCGTATTGGTCCAACGGATCCAAATACATATTTCCAAGCATGTGCGACAGACCGCCGCCGATAGGGATTCCGCACTCCCACAACATCTCTTCCTGAGTAATTGTCAAGTGGTTCCCATCCAAGGGCATCCCAAAGGGCCGGCTATTGCTACACACATAATACCTTATCAATTCGACAGTGTATTTATCCGCTATCATCTTACTGCAGATATCCATCATAATCTCGTGATCAATCCGGTAGAAGAACTTTCTCACATCAAATTTATAATAGTACCATTTTTGATTCGTTCTGGTTTGAATTTGAAACCAGCTGTAGAGTCGCTGCATCGCCTTTAGCTGCCCTCTTTCCATTATGCAGGAATAAGTATCGGAAATCAGCTTTTTGCAAATCAGAGGGTTTATAACATCGTAGATTGCTCTCTGAATAATCTTGCTTACATAGTCAATGTAAATTACTATTCTTACCTTTGGTTCAAATACCAAAAAGGTGGAATAATGAGTCGGCGGCAAATCGAGCCGCTTTAATCGTTGATGGATTGTTACGATATTATCCTCAAAATTCTTATGGAAGACCAAGACTTCCGTGGTGTATCTCTTACCCTTGGAAGTGTTCCTCTCGGCACTTACCAAATTTTCAAAGGATATTATCTGTTCAAATGTGTTTCTCATGGACCGAAAGTCCTCCTTTGCAATACCGATACGAGCCTCGATATCTACCGCCGGTACCGATATTTCTTTTAATTTTTTGCCTACGGCATGGATACGGAACCCTTTACACCCCTGTTCTGGAAGAAAGCCCTTGAGCTTTCAACATCTGACGTTGAGGTAGAGCGGAGCGGAAGCCGATGTTGGCGTTGGCGTTGGAGCGAGGATTGTTGCCGTTGAGGTTGAACAAGCCGGCGTTCGTGCCGTTGTTCCAGTTGCCACCGGAGTAGAACGTATGTCCCGCACCCATTTTATTTCTGAACTGACTTAATCCATCCACCGACCATGCGGCCGATTTCAACCACCTTCTCAGACCATATCTCGTACTTCTTGACCGGAAGAAATCCCAAATTATAGGATAGTCGCAGATAGGCTTTCAGCTTTGTTATTTCCACATCCAATTCTTGCAGGGTTGTCTTTTTATAATACTTCTTGGCACCCTCTATCACTCGCTCCAGGATGAGGTGCATACATCTTTTGATATCCACAACCAAGGCGAATTTTTCCGACTTGGGAAACTGTGCTAAAGCTGTATACCCGTAGGAAATCATCTCAAAGACCTTCTGTTGTATGACCATTTCTTCCATGTTTTATCCTCCTGTACAAAATACAGAGCCAACTATATCACATTCCGTCACATTGTGTGTGTTTTTGTTATATTATCACACCTTCGGTGATTCCAAAAAATGCGTAGAGCCCGCTATCGCGGGCTCTTTCAGAACACAGTTATGCAGAAGGCAGTTTAACAAAAGCGGAGCGGAAGCCGAAGTGGGCGACGGCGTGGGAGCGAGGATAGGAGCCGCTGAGGGCGAACAAGCCGGCGCTCGTGCCGTTGTTCCAGTTGCCACCGGAGTAGAACGACCTCTCGGCAACTCCGTTATTGAAGTAGAAATAATCGCCTTCATAATCAAAAGCAGTATCATCCGGCATAAGAGCAAGAGCCTTTAATACCGCCTGTGCAGCTGCTGATATTGTGGCATCACAAGTAACATTCACAAACAGACAGTTTCTGCTTGTGGAATCAACAGAGCTTGTAATCGTAGTTGAATATGTCCACTTGGAAGAAATGTAATCAAGCTTGACGGAGTTTGCTGTCGTTCCATTTCCGTTAGGAGTGATGTAATTACCTGTTGTAGCATCAATGGCCATCCACTGAGCACTTGAAGCACTCTGAGAATTGTCGCTGTCAGCGGCATTGTTATTAACAAGTACCTGCACTTCTCCGTAAACAGCTCTGAGGCCGCCCATCCATTCCCATACATTTCCGTTCAAATCCCAAATACCTTCAAGGGTACCATCATGAGACCATGTCACAGGACCAGAACCGGTTGCAACTCTCTGAATTCTTCCTTCTCCATCTCGAGCCATGGAAGGAATTGCCTTATAGCTATTCTCTCTTGAATCCTTACCGTAATTGTTATTACCATAAGGCAGCTTACCGTTCTTTTTGCACCAAAGAGCAATAGCAGCCCATTCAGCTCTTGTCATAAGATGCCAGCCTTCTCCCTTTGCGGCACAGTAATTGATTGCCTGATCAAGGTTGATATTTGCTTTCGGATCCTCACAAGGAAGAGAATATGCTCTGCTGTTATTTACTACATTCTGGTACTTGCTGATGTAGATTTCTTCTACCTCAACACCATTTACGATGAATGCAGGATGTACGCTATCGGCGCCGCCGGTAATCACATCACTAATCTTAAACTTAGGGATACGGACCATAATGGACGGCAATCCCTTATCATCATACAGAATATCATTTGTAGGGCACACAGCCTTCAATGCCAATGCTGATAAATCAAAGTTTCCCATATTAAGCTACCTCCTCAATCTTTGTTCTTTCATCAATGCTCCACAGAGTGAGAACAACCTTCTCCATATCCAAAGGCTTGGCCACAACGCTTGTGCCACCCATTCCAGATTCATCTGCCGCACTTTCATCCTCAACCACTTCGTACTCAACACCGGGTACGTCCACTTCTGCAACATAGTATCTGCCGCCTTCGGTACCGATAATAAGGTCGCCTTCAGAATCGAAGCAGATATCCTTGTGAACAGGGTCGTCTTTCTGAATCTTGGCCAAGTTGATCATCAGCTCATCATTGAAATAAATCTTGGTACCGACTACCTCATAGCCGATTTTTGTTCCTTCGTTTTTCTCGATAATAATCATGAGAGAATACCTCCTTTAACGATATAATTGATAGTAACACTTTCTGCACTTCCGTCGAAATCCACCTTGAAGCCATTCACAGCCTTTCCTGATACTGTGATGTTCCCCGGCAAACCTCCGGAATAGCTTTCAATAACACATTCTACGAGATAGTTTGTCGTATTTCTTGTGGTTGCAAGAGCAACGGTCTGAACGCTGTTATTGAAAGGATATTTAGATGTATTTTTGAGAGTGACCGTTCCGGCTTCCACCGTATTGTCCTTCTCAAGCTCGGTAATTCTTTCATTGTGCTGCGGCTCGCTCTGGAGCATGTGCTGAAAAATAATTCCGAGTGCAATGTTTGTGTCCTGGATACCATTTTCCATGGCATTGAAATTTGCAGCACTTTGATTTGTGCCCTGCTGGATTACCTCGCCTGCAGGTGTCAGGCTTACGGTTCCATCAGGATTCGTTGTCATGTTATAGGTTCTTTCCGGGTCACGAACACTATCCTGCCAAACCCTTCTGTTGTACATGTCGCTTTACCTCCTATTCTT